CTCTTGACAATCTTGAGAAATCTCTTGGCAGTTATGCAGCTGCAGGTCAATTGCAACAGAGACCAATGCCCAAAGGTGGAGGTATTTTAAAATCAGAATGGTGGGTGCCATGGGAGAAAACTGACCTTCCTGAAATTGAATATGTTCTTCAATCTTGGGATACAGCATTCTCAACAAAAGAGAAATCATCATACTCAGCTCGTACAACATGGGGTGTTTTCCGTAAAAATGGACAAATCAATGCCATTGTTTTAGACATGTGGTATGACAGAGTCACATATCCTGAATTGAGAAAAATCGCTCAAGAGTCTTACGAAGAGTATGAACCAGACGCAGTTTTGATAGAAAAGAAAGCATCTGGGCAAAGTTTATTACAAGATTTAAGAATGGCTGGAATCCCTGTAATCCCTTATTCTCCTGATCGTGACAAAGAAGCACGTGCTCACGCAAGTTCTGCATTGCTGGAAGATGGAAGAATTTACTTTCCTTTTGACAAAAAATGGGCTAAAAATTTAATAGATATTTGTGCAGCTTTCCCTGCAGGCGATAACGACGACATTGTTGACACTTGTACTCAGGCTTGGTTGCGATTAAGAAAAGGCTGGTTTGTTACGCATTCCACAGACTACGAAGAGGACGATGAACCTGTAAAAAAGAAGGTAGCACTTTATGGCTAGAGACCCAATTAAAATTACCCCAGACCAAATACCATTTTCTGAAGGCTCACCAGCAGATGAACTTCAGATTGAAGAGATCGGAGATGATGTTCTTGTTGGAGATCCAAGTCTTGATTCATTTGAAGAGTCCGACAGCGAATTCGATTCAAATTTAGCAGAAACAATTGATCAAAGAGAGCTAGACAAGAAAGCTGATTATCTGGCCAAATATTACGAGTCTGATAGAGAAGCAAGGTCTGACTGGGAAGAACGATATAAGAATGGCCTTAGAACTCTTGATCCTGAAGGTGGACTTGAGGAGTCTGAAGAGGAAAGAGCAAGCAGAGGTTTAAGCACAGTTGTTCATCCGATGATTGCTGAAGCTGCAACTCAATTCAATGCGAGAGCGATCGCAGAGCTTTATCCGTCTGGTGGTCCAGTCAAGACTACAATAGTTGGCGACCCAGATGAAGAGACTGAAGAGCAAGCTCGCAGAGTTCGTGAATTTATGAATTATCAAATCACAGAACAGATGCCTGAGTATTTCCCAGAACTTGACCAGATGCTATTTCAATTGCCATTGGTCGGGCAAACTTTTAAAAAAGTATGGTGGGATGCTAATCTCAATCGGCAATGTGCAGAATTCATAAAAGCTGAAGATTTTGTTGTCGCTCCAGAAAGCAAAGATCTTTACACTTCACCAAGATACACCCATGTTATAAGAATACCTAAAAATGATTATAATAGGTATGTGGAGGCAGGTTGGTATCTCCCATCGGATTATTCTGGCGAGTCTGTTGATCCGTCGGGAGATATTGCATCTGAAATAACTGGTGTTTCTTCAGAGGTTGATTCTCAAGATTCAGTTATGACTCTTTTAGAGTTGCATGTTTACGAAGCATTTAAAGGAGTTGATGGCATTGAAGATGAAGATTCTGAGAATCTTGTCATGTTGCCTTATGTTATAACAATTGATTACGACTCCTCAAAAATTGTTTCAGTTCGCAGGAACTGGAAAGAAGATGATGAGAAAAAGATACGCAGAGATTGGTTTGTAAGTTATAAGTTCCTCCCTGGAATTGGATTCTATGGCTTTGGTCTTTATCACATGATCGGAGGATTGGGTAAAGCTGCAACAGGATCACTCAGAGCTTTGCTTGATTCCGCAGCATTCGCAAATATGCAAGGTGGCTTTAAATTAAAAGGAAGAGTCAGTGGTGGAGAGATTGATGTCAGTCCTGGAGAGTTCGTTGACCTTGATGCTACAGTTGATGATGTCAACAAAGCTGTAATGCCTTTACCATTTAAAGAGCCATCAGGATCTTTATTTAATTTACTAGGGTTCATCGTTCAGTCTGGCCAAAGATTCGCAAGCACTGCTGATTTAAATGTTGGCGATGTTAATCCTAATGCGCCTGTCGGATCAACTGTTGCGTTGATCGAACAAGGCTCAAAATCATTCTCGGCAATTCATAAACGTCTACATTACGCACAAGGACAAGAATTCAAATTGCTGGCAAAGTTGAATGCCGAGAACCTTCCAGAGTCTTTTGAGTTTGCTGTTGCTGGCAGTGCCCAAGTAATTAATTCTGCCGACTTTGACGATCGAATTGATATTCTCCCTGTCAGCGATCCGAATATTTTTAGCACAGCACAGCGAATCGCCCAAGCACAAGCTATCTTAGAAATGGCAAGGTCAGCTCCCCAGCTCCATGACCTTTATGAAGCCTATAAGCGAATGTATGAGGCGATTCGCATCCCCAATATTGACGAGATTTTAATGGCACCTGAAGAGGCTCCAAGGACAGACCCCATCGATGAAAATATGTCAATAATGTATGGCAAGCCAATCAAAGCATTCCCTGAGCAGGATCATGATTCTCATATCGCAGTTCATATTCAGTTTCTGCAAGATCCATCATTGGCAGGCAATCCAGCAGCAAAAGGTTTGCAACCAGTTTTAATTGCACATATCGCTGAACATATTGCATTACTTTATAGGCAACGAATGGAATCAAGCATCGGAATGCCACTGCCATCATTGCCCAATATTCGCGATCCTAAATTTAAGCTCGAAGACATCAACCCAGAGATGGATATGCTTATTAGTCAGCGAGCAGCACAAGTTGTTCAGGCAGCACCACAAATGGCACCAATCCGTGCACTTCAGCAAGCTGGTCAGCAAAGTCAAGAGAATCCTTTACAATACGCTCAACAACTTGCTCAACTTGAGGCACAATCAATGCAGATGAGAACACAATCTGAAATTGCTGCAGATCAAGCCAAAGCACAGTCCGACATTCAAATTGATCAAGCCAAAGCCAAGCAACAAATTGATATTGCTCAGGCTAAGTTGCAAGCAGAACTTGAAGCAAAAGTCAGAAAGCTCGAAGCTGATTTGCAGATTGAGCGAGAAAAGAATGCAGTAAAACTACAAATGGAGATGAACAAAGATGGCTGATGTTTTACCTATGAGACCAGTAGACCCACAAGCATTCTCAGGCAACCAACAAGCTCAACCAGAAGAAAATTTTGACATGAGTGAAGAAGGCATGATGCGATACCTAATGGAAAAGATAAAAGAAATTCGCGAAAGAGGAACAGGAGACAAAGGCTCATTAGAAGCATTGATGAAGATGATGGACAAAAACTCTGCTATGGATGGAACTATGCCTGAAGGTTCAATGCGTGATGGCCAAAGAACTTATTTTGAAAATCAAGAATTCAATAATATGGCACCAATGACAGCACGCAACCCTAACCCTAATATGGACATGGGAATGGCACGCAGTCCTAATGAATTAAAACCAAATAGAGAAGCAGGAGAAGTATAGTGGCTGGAGTCTTGAATAAAATATTAAGACAGCAAATTTTAGATTTAATAGAAAAATTCAAAATTGGTGATGTTGGCGAAGATGCAATTGCACCAATAATAGAGCCAAAGTTTGGTGATAGAGTTTTAACAAGCGAATCAATTGTTGATGGTGGAGGCATGGGGACAGCAGTTTCTGAAACAAGAGATGGATTGATAAAAGTTCAACTTGACAGAGATCCATCAGCAGAGATGATATTCCCAAGAGGCTCAGTTATGAAACACACCAATGAACCAGAGATAAATATGTTCATTCAAGATATTGAAACAAAAAGAAATCCTAGAATGTGGGGAGTAGAATAAATGGCAGACCAAACTGAACAAATTAATAGACTTTTAGGCCAAAGCACAGCCATTCGCGAGAGCGAAATGAATCCCAACCAAGTTGTCCGTGAGGGTGAAATGGATCCAAACTCAGCTGTCCGTGAGGGTGAGCTTCAAATGATCAACAGTGCCCAGATGGGTCTTCTGGAAATGGCTCCAGAAGAAACCAAAGACATCGTTGGTAATTTAGAGATGACCAAGCAAAAGGTTATGGGTGGTGGTCAGTTAAACGAAGGTGAGTCTTCTTTAATTATGTCCATCCTGCGATCCCTCGGTAATTCACTTAAAGGAATGATGAGTGGTGGCGAAACCAAAACATATTTCGTTGATGGCAAACCAGTTGAGATGACTGAGCGAGAAGTGATGGGAGCTAGGAATTCTGGAATCTTAGTTCAAGATTTTGAAACTGGAATGGCAGACATAGACAATCCAAGATGGAATAGAAATTAAATAAAAGGAGAATAAAATGGCTGAAATAAATGTAGACAACATGGAGCAGAATTCTGAGCTTTTTAAACAGAAGATGGGTTTCCCTCATGATGCTGAAGGTTTGGAGATGACTGATGAGCAGTTGGTAAACTTTTTATTGCTTTGTCATCAATCCCAGCATGGCATTGGGCAGAACGAAGAAATGGAAAGCGAAGATGGTTCTGTTAAAGTTAAGATAATGAAGGTCGGTGGCGACATGACTGAAATGATGGATGAGGTTCTCGGTCATGGTGGTCCAAAGATGATGAGCTATTAAATGGCAGGCATTTTAAAAAAAATTGCTATGGGTGCTTTGGGTAATTTAGATGATATCGAACTTTTTAAAAAATTAAACACTATTGAAAGCAAGCCAACTCCAGCGAGAGAAGTTGGAACCCCAGCAATTTTTGATGCTATGTCTTCAGCGAGCGATGCTATTGATCAAAGTCCTATGGACGAAGATACTATCAAAATGATAATAACAGATCTTAAAAACAGCAAACTTTTAAGTGAGGAAGCAGGCTTTGATGAAATATTTGATTATGCCGAAAGCATAGCAAGTTCCGAGAATGAATTAATGAGCAAAATAGGTAATCTTTTGATGAGTCCAAAAGCTCAAATGTTTTATGGTGAGTAATTGTGCCTGTTAAAAAAGTAAAAGGTGGCTACAAATGGGGGAAGTCTGGCAAGACTTATAAATCCAAATCAAAAGCCAAAAAGCAAGGAAGAGCAATTTATGCTTCTGGATATAAGGGGAAATAAAAATGAAAAAATCAGTCCCAGCTCCAAAAGGTTTCCACTGGATGAAATCTGGCAAAGGTTTTAAATTGATGAAGAATCCAGCAGGTGGATATAAGCCACACAAAGGAGCAAGCAAAAAAGCATCATTTGAAGTTCAGAAAGGCCATTAATGCCAGCTCTAAAAAAATTAGTTGAACCAGCTTTAAAGAGTGCTGCTGATTTTCTGAAAAATTTTAGCGAAAGTTCTGATATTATTGAAAAAGCTGTTTCTTTAGACTCTCCTAATGTTTATAAAAATCTTTTTCATAAAGATACAAATTTTGCTAAAGAGTATGGTGGTGAATTAAAATCAATTAAATCTGATAGTGAAGAGATTCCAATTTCATTAACAGATGAAGAGTTAATGAGTGCAAAAAACGATGTAAAAAATTTAACACAATATTATTTAAAAGATTTACCTGATGAAATTGTTGTTTATAGATATGGCGATTTAGATAGTGAAGCTGGTGTTAGTTCTTTTACTTTGGATCAAAATTATAATGCATATATGAATTTGCCTTGGCAAGAAAGGTTGCAAAATCCAATGCAAACATTTACAGTTAAAAAAGAAGATATATTAGCTAGCCCAGACATAAATTCTTTTTTTGCTGGTGGCAGAAGTTTTGATGAGAAAGAAATGATAATAAGCAATGACAAAGTTAATAGGATGAAATGACATGGCAGGCATTTTAAAAAAATTAGTTGAACCAGCCATTGAAAGTGCCACTGACTTTCTGAAAAGTTTCAGCGACAAAACTTACTATCATTACAGCGATCAGCCTG